ACTACGGATAGAGGACTCGAACCTCTACTAACAGAGTCAGAGTCTGCTGTGCTGCCATTACACCAATCCGCATCAATCATCTGCTAATATCTGTCCACCAAAATGAACAAAACATTATAAATTTTAGAAAACCAAATCGGAGTGACAGGATTTGAACCTGCGACCTCTACGTCCCGAACGTAGCGCTCTACCAAACTGAGCCACACTCCGATAACCGTACCGGACATCTTACCTGTCCAGTTAAGTCCTTATTTAATTAAGGGACTACGGATAGAGGACTCGAACCTCTACTAACAGAGTCAGAGTCTGCTGTGCTGCCATTACACCAATCCGCATCATCTGTATGTCCGCTCTGGTTCTCAACAGCGAACAAACTTATTATAGCAAATCTTTACGGAAATGCAAGCACTTTTTTACATTTTTTTAAAGAAAGTCATTTTGTATACTTTTTCTTCTTTTATCTGACATTTTTCTAACGAAACTCTTTTATCATCTGATCGTACTCCAGCCAGTCATATCCCTGCCTTTTGTACAGCTTCCAGGCTCTTTCATTTTCCTTCTCGACCTCCAGACGGAATCTTGTAACCCCTTCTTCTTTGTGGTCTTCCATATATCCGAAATACTCACTTCCAAGTCCTTTGGAGCGATACTCTTCCATTATATATAATTCCTCCAGCCAGTATACCATTCCGCCCGCCTCCTGTGAAAAGGTCTTGGCGATCAGTCCATATCCTGCGATCTCACCTTCCCATTCCAGGATAAAAAGCTCCGCATAGGTATCGCTCTTCATACACTCTTCAAATGTTTTTTCCAGATATGAATCCGGAACCGGATGATCCACTGCCGGCATCCGGTAAAAATCATGTGCCATTTTTATGTAGATTTCTTTGTCTTCCGCTTTTATCTTTCTTATCATTTTCCGGTTCTCCTTTTATTATCCTCACGAAAAGAGGTCACTCCCTGTTCGCTTAGAAAGTGATCTCTTTTCCCATTCTTATACTCTGCATAATATCATACACTGCTTTTATTTTCAATACCTCCTGCCCGGAGGCGGCGTATTCCGGAAATCTTATGAAAATCGTACAAATGGGTTCTCATATCTGGCAATATTCCCCAGCCTCTCCTCAATCCGAAGAAGCTGATTATATTTTGCCACCCTCTCAGATCTGCACGGTGCACCGGTTTTGATCTGTCCCGTATTGAATCCCACCGCCAGATCTGCAATAAACGGATCTTCCGTCTCTCCGGAACGGTGTGATACGATTGCCTGATAACCGGCTCTTTGCGCCATCTGAATCGCATCTACCGCTTCTGTCAGTGTCCCGATCTGATTGACTTTGATCAGAATTGCATTTGCGATCTCTTTTAAAATTCCGGCATTTAGCCGTTTTACATTGGTGACAAATAGATCATCTCCTACAAGCTGCATATCCAGTCCCAGCCTTGTTGTCAGAAGCTCCCAGCCTCCCCAGTCTTCCTCATCCAACGGATCCTCAATGGAAAGAATCGGAAATTCTCCCGCCAGCTCTTCATAATAATCAATCATCTCTTCTGTAGATCTGGCCACCCGGTGTCCATGCATCCGGGCTTCTCCTTCGAATATATACTCTTTTCTCTCTTTATCATATAGTTCACTTGCCGCTGCATCCAATGCGATCACGATCTGCTCTTTCGGCTTATACCCGGCCTTTTCAATTGCACGCATGATCATCCGGAGTGCTTCTTTTGTATCCGGAAGATTTGGTGCGAATCCTCCCTCATCTCCGACAGCTGTCGGGTAATCGTACTGATCCAGGATCGAGCGAAGCATTTTATAAATCTCAGCACACATCTGAAGTCCCTCTTCAAAACACACTGCCCCGACAGGCATGATCATAAACTCCTGAATGTCAATGGAATTATCTGCATGTCTTCCCCCTTGTGTCAAGCTAATGACACAAAATTTTTGTAATTTGTCCATCATCACTTCAACTGCAGATTTTCTGCACCTGCTCTACATACTTCACCAGCTCATCAGCAAAATTCCATTCAATTTCTATTCGCTTATCATTATATACCTTGATACCACGAATAAAAGTTACTGCTATCTCTCTGGTTAATTGCTCATTTCCTTCAATCAAATCTGTCAGACACTGCCTGCCATCTGGTGGTAGTTCAAATAACCGTTCAGCCGCTTCACTCTGTTCTATCTCTATTTGTGCTATCGCTAAGGTCTCTTTCTCAATTTGTTTATCCAGCCTGTCATTTTTTCTGGTGAACTCTTCTTCTGAGATTTCTTCCATTGCATATCGCATATATAGTTCCGTTTTCTGGTGCTTGTATCTGCTAATACTGTCTTTGGAGTTTCGAATATTCTTTGCAGCTTCATTCACTTTTGATTTTAATTCTGCTTTCTGTAATTCGAGTACCGGTTCAGCATCATCACTGATCTTTGCAAACAGCTTTATCGCCCTGAAAATCATCTCATTGAACTCGTCATCATATAAATTGTCTGTTACACAATCTTTATTTGCCGTATTAAATTTCCTTGGGCATTTAAAGTGAGGATTGCATCTGGTTACATGCTGTAGATTCTGACCGCATCCCCCACATTTTACCAATCCTTTCAGCGGATAATTATTATTGTGAGTTTTTCTCCTCTTTCTGGAATTTAATTCCAGCTTTTCCTGTACAGCATCAAACACCTCTTTAGAAACAATCGCTTCATGCGTACCCTCAACCACAATCCAGTCTTCTTCTTTTGTTTTCAAATGCTTATTACTTCCTACTGTAGCAACTTTCCATTTACCGCCAATCGTAGTTCCCGTGTACGTTTCTGTCATCAGTATCAATCTTACAGTTACCGGATACCAGATATATTTTTCTGTTGTTTTCTTTACACCAGTTTTCAGAACTTCTCTTTTATATTGACCCGGACTCATAATTTTCTGCTCATTCAGATAACGTGCCAGCTGAGTGATATTCATTCCCTCAAGATATTTCTGAAATATCATCCTCACAACAGGTGCCGTTTCCGGATTAATCACGAGACTCGTCACATCTTCATCAGGCTTCAAGTATCCATATGGTGCTCTGGCACCCATATACTTTCCTGCTTTCTGACGCTGTAACAAAGTCTTTTTTACTTTAACGGAAGTATCAATGCTATGATGTTCGTTAATAATATTTCTGAACCCAACATCTATTCCCGGCATACCAGATTCATATTTCATACTATCAACATTATCATTGATTGCTATAAATCTCACATTCAGAAATGGAAAAATCTGCTCCAGATATGTGTCAACCTCTATATGATTCCTGCCGAATCGTGAGAGATCTTTCACTATAATTGTGCTGACTCGTCCGTCCCTTACTAATTCCATCATACTTTGGAATCCTGGGCGTTCGAAATTTGTTCCACTATAGCCATCATCTTTGAATTCTAACACTTCCGCATTTTTGAACTCATTTTTACTGGCTATGTATTGCCCTATTACAATTCTTTGATTTGTAATACTGTTAGATTCATCCAGTATATCATCATCTTCCAGAGATAATCTCAAGTATTTTACTACGCACTTATCATTTGACATCTAACCACCCCCTCTTCCAATTTTTTTGCTAATTCCATCAATTCATCCTGAAGTTTGAATTCAATTTCAATTCTTTTATCTTCATATAATGTTATTTTATTGATATAAGCAGATACACTCTCTTTTGTAAGGTATTCTGTATTTATGCCTTTAGTAAATTCCGAAAGCCATAAATAGTTCTTTTTACACAGCTTTTCTGTCATTTTACTGCTTTTTTCTATTTCTTTTTGTCTTGCAAGCAGCTCTTTTTCAACTACTGATACTCTTTCAATCGTACGTTGATATTCATCCGCATCAATTTCACCTGAAACATACTGCTCATAAAATTCAAGACGCTTTGACTCATTTTTCTTATTCATTTGCACTATCTTGTTGTGTTCTTTGTTCAAATACCTTCTGTACACATCATAATAGTCATCATTAAACCTTTCCAGTTGTATTTTGATATTGCATATAGCCTTTAATTGCTTTAAGATTGCATGATAGACCAACTCATCTATAACTTCTTCTTTCCAGCGATTACAACTGTAACTATCCTTGGATACTGTCGCATAATTACCACATATATAATAATAATGATAATATAAAATGCCATTTTTTTCCTTTCTGGAATATCTTCTTGTCATTTTTGCTCCACATTCACCGCAAAAAATAATACCAATATATTTATTATCCTGCTTACCATGTGTAGCAATCTGACTTAGATCTTTTTTGGGTACAGCATTTTTCTGTTTCACTTGAATAATCTCCTGTACTTTTTCAAAAACTTCCTCACTGATCAGTGCCTCATGCGTATTTTCATGCATATTCCATTCGCTCTTGTCCAAAATTGTATTCTTCTCACTTGTAAGAAGCGATGTTCTGGTTTTGTGCGTATAAGTATTCCCTAGATAATGCCTGTTCTCTGCAATTCTTTTAATTGTAGATGCACACCAATGTGTTTCAGCCTCCTGAAGACTATTCAAGAATAACTTCCCAGTTCTCGCATATAATCTCGGAGGTGTAAGCAACATTTCGTTAAATTCTCGAGAAATACCCAGATATGATTGTCCTGCAAGAAGCTTTTCAAATATTTTCACAACATAGGGTGCTGTCAATACATCTGGAACCGTAGTAGGATTACCTTTTTCATCTATAGATCTTTTGTATCCATAAGGAGCATCTCCTCCACAATATTCTCCAGATTCCATTCTAATTTTCATCGTACCGGAACTCTTTAGCGATGCATCTTTTGCATACATATCATTTGCAAGATTCGATATCATGATTCCAAGCATCTGATTGTCACATTCTGGACTGATACTGTCATAGTTATCATTGACTGATATAAAACGCACTTGCATAAACGGAAATATTTTTTCCAGGTATTTTGATACTTCTTCCAAATCTCGACCAAATCGTGATAAATCCTTTACTATGACCGTATTTATTTCTTTTGATTTAATGTCACCAAGCATTCTTACAAAATCATCTCGATCAAATTTTGTACCTGATATACCGTCATCCTTATAAAACTTTACAACTTCAATATCCGGATGAGATTCTGCGTAAGAAAGAGCGATCAGTTTCTGTGTCTCCAGTGATTCTCTCTTCTCACCATTGATATCTACAGATATTCTGGTATAAATACCGGCTTTCCAGATTTTCTGCGGTGATGCCTGTACGAATGCTTCAGCCTGTTTCATCTGGCGATTTCTTGTTCTTGCCATTATACAGCCACCTCCTGTTTTGTTTTTCCAATCTGTTCTGCCAGTCTTGCAGCTGTTACCAGCTCATCTTGGAAGCGGTAAACAATCTCTATTTTTTTTCCTTCAAATACATTTATTTTTTCCACATACTGAAGAAGCATATCCCTGTCAAGATCTCCCAAAGACGGTTTCTCAAGAAATGTGTTCACCCATTCTTCGCACAGCAGTTTATTTTCAAGGAGATCTTCCATATACTCTTCCTGCTTTTCAATATTGCTTTCCAGACTTTTAATTTCTGTCTGATACCGTTCTCTAAGCAAAGCGTAATCATCCCTAGAAATAACTCCTGACGCAAGATTTCCCGATAATGAATGTAACAACTTATAATATTTATTGACTTTGTTTCGTACTTCAAGTATCTGGTCATCATGCTGTATCAACGTCTGTGTATCCAAAGAATTCTCCTTCAAATACTCTACGGCACTTCGTATAGCATCCGTCATCTTACTGTACATTTTCAAAGAATCCATCACCAGCTGAATCAGCACATCTTCTCTGATGCTATGTCTGGAGCATTGATCCTTCTTTTTATTGTAAGAAGAACAGATATAAAAAACTGTCTTTTCTCCTTTATAACTGTTAGTTCGGCGGATCAAGTTACTTCCACAGTCTCCACATGATAATAACCCACCAAACAAGTAAAGTCTGTTTTCTCCGGGTGCTATCCTGGTATCCTTTGCAAGTAACATCTGAACTGTTTCATATTCTTCTTTTGTAACGATACCTTCATGATGATTTTCAAAAATTACCCATTCTTCCTTTGGCAATGCCCTCTGCACCTTGACTTTATAGTTAATTCTTTGGGATTTTCCCTGTTGAAGCACTCCGTAGTAGATTGGATTCTTTAAAATACGGATAATTGCTACTGCTGACCACCTGGATGTCAGATGTGTCTGAAATGACGATTTGAAGTTTACTCCGGTCGCACGTTTGTAATCAGCCGGTGCAAGAACTCCCAGTTCATTTAGTTTATCTGCAATCAGCTGATTGCTCATGCCCTCCATCTTCCAGTTAAAAATATCTCTTACATGCTTTGCAGCAACCGGATCAATTTCTATCTGACTTTTATCAGTATCACACTTTTTATACCCATATGACACGTAATTTCCCACATATTCTCCAATATTTCTTTTTGCACTCAAGTGGCTCCTTACTTTTTGAGAATTCTGTCTGCAATACGTGTCATTGACAAATGATTTTACCGGTAACACAAGATGTGTATCTGTAATATTTGCTGTTTCAGAATCATAATTATCGTTGATTGCTATAAAGCGTACCCCCAGTTGTGGGAACACTTTTTGAATATACCGATCTACATCTATATGCTCTCTACCGAATCGAGACAAGTCTTTTACAATGATACAGTTGATTTCCTTATTTTCAATTGCTTTGAGCATTGCCTGAAAACCAGGTCGATTAAAATCTGTACCTGAAAAACCATCATCTTTAAATGTATCAACAATAGTAATATCAGACGTCGATTTCATATAGCTATCAATCAAAATTGACTGATTTACAATAGATTCACTTTCAGCCTTATCTCCGTCCTCAATACTGAGACGAAGGTACTTGGCTGCTATCCAGATATTTTTTTGCATAAAAAACACTCCTATCCAAAGATTCTGCCAAAACAGAACCCTTAAATAGAAGTGCTCTATTCAAATTTAGTCCTGTTAGCATTATAGCACACTTCGTCTTCTGTGTGAATATGAAATTTTGTTGTTCCAGTTATTTCCTTATGCCCTTATGCCAATCCAGCTTTCTTTGCTACAAGCTGTTTTGTACAGTCTATATAGGAAAGGGAAGCTGCTGCATTAAAAACACTTTTTACAACATAGCCCATATCTTCATATACATACGGGTTATCAGAGTGATTAAGCAGCACTTCCATCTTATTGCTTTTCCTGCTATCCAGCTCTGAAATCAAATCCTTGTACTTTGGCAAACTATCTCGGTCAATCTTTTTGATATCAACCGTTTTCAATGCTTCTAATCTTTCAACTGCTGTCATGGACATCGCCTCCTTTTCCTATAGTTACCATTATCGAAAATAAATATTCGTAACAGCTATGTAGTCTTCTCTTCCATTCCCATCTGAATCTGTACTGCTTTCAGTACCCGATCCAGGCTCCACTTGTTCACTCTTCCGCATTTCTCAATAATACATTTCGTAGAAATGCTCATAACCTGTTCAGCCAGTGCCAGGCTTCCTTTTCGGATTCCCGTCATATCATATTTGCTGATAAATACATGTGTTGGCAAATACCGTTTCTTATAAATTCTTGATGTCAGCGGAACTACCGTTATGACTGAACTGTATGTATTGGCTTTATTATTACTCACTACGATCACCGGTCTTACTCCACCCTGAACAGATGTTGTAGGAAACATACCGAGATCTGCCCATAAAATATCTCCTCTGCGGATTGTCATTTGTCCTCTCTCCAATCTATTATTTTTATTTGTAAAGCATCCATAGCGCTATATTGGCTCCACAGGAATACGGCAGAGTTTCTTTCCCATAAGGAAAGCTCTGCCGCATAACCTCTATAGCCAATTTGATTATTAAACAGTGCTCGCTCGATTCTATTTATCCTCGATACCCCGAATCGTTACTCCCGCATATGCAGGAAGGGAATAATAACCTGCCCAGATGCATACTCCGGACCACAACCCGGAAACTCTCGTTTCCAGGCTCCAGCAGTTCATAGGTTTACCAGTTACAGACTTCTCAGGGTCTGCAAGTGTATCGCATCTCATACATGTCATCGCATCACCAGCCTGCCAGCTGGCTTCGGTCAGTGCTTTTTCGCAGCATTACGGACTGAACTAAAATCTTTGTTTTGTCTTATAATCCTATAGCGGCATCTTCCTCGTGCTCACTGTATGAAATGTCACATCAGTTATTATTGAATATTCAGTTATCATGGTTCATTTTAGGAAGTCCTTTAACTTCCTCTAATTACTAAAGTCAAATGACTTTGGCAGATGCAAAAGATTTTGAAAAATTTTTAAAAAAATTTATTCATATACATTTCACGCATCTTATTAAGAGTGGATTTCAGCTTGTATGACAGCATCTGTCTGGAAATCCCCATAATCTCCGCCATCTGTGTCTGTGTCTTGTTTTCAAAGAAAATGCCATAAATAATCATGCGTTCCTCTGAGTTCAGCTGATTGATCACTTTGTGAATATCCTGCTGTTCCATTTTTGTCAGTACACAGTGCTCCACATCACAGTTCAGATCTGGA